TTATTACATTAGAGTAAAATCACCAGAACTAATTAGTAAATTAAAAAAACAGTTTCCTAAAACATACAAACAACTAGAAGTTGTAGCGTTAGCCATTTTAGAGGATGGTAAAATAGATGGGTATGATGGATTAGATAAGCAAATGAGTAGTAAAGATATTAAAAAATACACAGAACTTATAGGCATTTCATGATAAAGCTAATAGACATATTAAAAGAAAGTAGTAAAATCTTAGTTCCAAGACGCTCTCCTGAAGAACGTCAAAAAAATCATCTTATTACTGCCCAAAAAAAAATACAACAATATATAAAAAACGGAGAAGAAGGTGATCTTGATTTATATAGTACTCCAATCACATCACTACCTGACAATTTAAAAGTTGGTGGTAATCTTTATTTGAGCAGTACTAAAATCACCTCTCTACCTGACAATTTGCAAGTTGGTGGTCATCTTTATTTAATTGGTACTCCAATTACATCACTACCTGACAATTTAAAAGTTGGTGGTAATCTTGATTTGAGCAGTACTAAAATCACCTCTCTACCTGATAATTTGCAAGTTGGTGGTCATCTTTATTTAATTGGTACTCCAATTACATCACTACCTGACAATTTAAAAGTTGGTGGTAATCTTTATTTGAGCAGTACTAAAATTACATCGCTACCTGACAATTTAAAAGTTGGTGGTAGTCTTTATTTGAGTGATACTCCAATTACATCACTACCTGACAATCTAAAAGTTGGTGGTAATCTTTGGTTAAATAGTACTCCACTTGCTAAAAAATACACTGAAGATCAAATTAGAAAAATGGTACCTGGAGTTAAAGGTGGTATTTATGTATAGCTAAATAGTAATAATTCTATACCCTTGCTTCCCATGCGCAATGCCTAACCCTGTAAGGTTGGGCATTTTTTATATATTTATATATATGAGTCAACAAGCAAATATTAAAGAAATAATCAAGCAGGAGTACATTAAATGTGCTACTGATCCTGTACACTTCTTTCGCAAGTTTTGTTATATTACTCACCCTGTAAAAGGTAGAGTATTATTTCATTTATATCCGTTTCAAGAGGACGTATTGTCCGATTTTAGAAATCATCGCTTTACTATTATCAATAAATCAAGACAGTTAGGTATTTCTACATTATCCGCTGGTTTTGCGTTATGGACAATGATGTTTAATAAAGATAAAACAGTATTGTGTATAGCTACTAAGCAAGAAACAGCCCGAGGTATGGTTGAGAAAGTACAATTTATGTATGAAAATCTACCTTCATGGCTAAAGGGTAACCAAAAACCAATAACTAATAACAAATTATCATTCCAATTAGCTAACAACTCCAGAATAGTCGCAACATCAGCCGCATCTGACGCAGGTAGATCTTATGCAGTATCTTTGTTGATAGTGGATGAGGCCGCGTTTATTGAGGGCATTGATCGTATTTATACGAGCATTAAACCTACAATTGCAACCGGAGGAGGAATTATAGCATTATCATCTCCTTATGGCGTAGGTAACTGGTTCCATAAAATGTATACTGAAGCAGAAATTGGTAAAAATGACTTTAAAGCAATTAAATTACCTTGGAACTTACACCCAGATAGAGATGAAAAATGGGAACGAAATGAACGTGATAACATGTCACCTCGTGAGTTTGCTCAAGAATATGATTGTGACTTTTTAGGATCAGGTAATTCATTAATCGAACCAGATAATTTAGCATTTTATGAACAAACTTATATCCAAGAGCCTGTTGAACGTCGCTTTATGGGTGGCGATTTTTGGATTTGGCAATATCCTGATTATAGCAAGTCTTATATTGTGTGTGCTGACGTCGCTCGCGGTGATGGTAGCGATTACTCGGCTTTCCATATCATCGATGTTGAAAACTGTGAGCAAGTGGCTGAATATAAATCACAAGTAGATACTAGAACGTTTGGTAATATGTTAGTATCAGTAGCAAGTGAATATAATAATGCCTTGCTAGTAGTAGAAAACGCTAATATTGGATGGGATGTTGTAAATACAGTTATTGAAAAAGGATATCAAAATTTATATTATTCTCCTCGTTCTTATGGTGAATTAAATATAGATAAATGGATGCATAAAATGGATACTGAACAAACAGTTCCTGGTTTTACTACCTCACAAAAAACAAGACCCCTTGTTATATCAAAAATGGAGTCGTACATTCGCGATAGGCACTTTACTTTCCATTCTAAGCGTTTACTAGAAGAATTACGTGTATTCATTTGGTTACATGGTAAAGCACAAGCGCAAAGTGGATATAATGATGATTTAGTAATGTCTTTAGGAATAGGTTTGTTTACTCGAGATACTGGTGTTAAATTCCACCAACAAGGTATGGATTTAACAAGAGCTTCATTAGGTGGTTTCTCTAAAACAGGAGGAGTGTATAACGGGCAATCAGCTCACCTACCTAATGGACAAGCTAACCCATATCAAATGGAAACACAACATGGTGTTGAAAACTTGACATGGTTGTTAGGGTAATAAATATTTATTGATATAATCAAAATATATAAATGGCTGAAGATATAAATTCTGGCGGTGGTTTGTTTAGTAGACTGAAACGTTTATTTGGTACTGACGTTATTATAAGAAATGTTGGTGGTGACCAATTAAAAGTAACAGACGTTGATCGTATCCAAGCATATGGTAACGTAAAAACAAACGCCTTAATCGACAGATTCACTAAGTTACATCGCTACGGGGCAAATATGCCATACAACCCAACGATGAACTATCAAACACTTCGTATTCAGTTATACACTGACTATGAAGCAATGGATACTGAATCTATCATTGCATCTGCACTAGATATCATAGCAGATGAATCTACACTTAAAAATGAAAATAAAGAGGTAATTCATATTATCTCCGCAGACGAAAATATTCAACAAATCCTATATAACTTATTTTATGATGTATTAAACATCGAATTTAATTTATGGATGTGGATTAGAAATATGTGTAAATATGGTGACTTTTATTTACACTTAGAAATTGCTGAAAAATTTGGTATATATAACGTTACACCATTATCAGTTTATGATATGGTACGTGAAGAGGGTATGGACCCTCAAAACCCATCTTATGTGTGTTTTAAAATCGATCCTATGGTTATCGCTTCTGGCGGTATTAATAGTCGTGTTACAGACAGAGAGGGTAGAATTAAATTTGAAAACTACGAAGTTGCTCACTTCCGTTTATTAACAGATGCTAACTACTTACCTTATGGTAGAGCATTTATCGAACCAGCACGTAAAACTTACAAACAATACATTTTAATGAAGGATGCGATGTTATTACATCGTGTAACTCGTGCCCCGGAAAAACGCGTATTCTATATTGATATTGGTAATTTACCTCCAAATGAGGTTGATGGATACATGGAGCGTTTAAAACAAAAAATGAAGAAAACTCCATATATGGATCCTACAACAGGTGATTATAATATGAAGTATAATGAAATGAACGTGATGGAGGATTTCTATATTCCTCAACGTGGTGCTACTAGTAATACTAAGATTGATACAATTAAAGGATTAGAATATAATGCTATTGATGACGTTAACTTCTTAAGAGATGAAATGTTAGCTGCACTTAAGGTACCTAAAGCGTTCTTTGGATTTGAAAAAGATTTACAAGGTAAAGCTACATTAGCTGCTGAAGATATTCGTTTCGCTCGTACAGTTGAACGTATCCAACGTATTGTATTATCTGAATTATATAAAATGGCATTAGTGCATTTATATGTACAAGGCTATGATGGTGCTGCTTTAAATAACTTTGAGTTAAATTTAACTACACCTTCTATTGTATATGAACAAGAGAAAGTTGCGCTTTGGAAAGAAAAAATTGACTTAGCTCGTCAAGTACAAGAAACAAAATTAATGCCTTCAGATTGGATTTATGACAAAATATTCCAATTCAGCGAAGATGAATATAAAGAATATCGTGACTTAGTAAACGAAGATATGAAACGTACCTTCCGTTTATCTCAATTAGAGAATGAAGGTAACGATCCAGCTAAATCAGGTAAATCATATGGTACACCACACGACTTAGCAGCATTATATGGTGCAGGTAGAATGGGTCAACATGCTGAGGTACCAGGTGGATATGATGAAACTCGCCCAGTTGGACGTCCTACAGAAAAAAGTTCAATATTAGGAACACAAAATGATCCATTAGGTAAAGATAGAACTGGTAAAATAGATAATAATACTTTATACACTGCTAACATACCTGATGAAAATGGAACACCAAAGGGTGGTTCACCATTAGCATTAGCTGAAACATTAAGATATAAAGATATGTTAAGATCTATACCATTTGCTAAAAAACAGATGATATACGAATCCGAACAAGAATCTACACTGCTAGACGAAAAAAACATTAAGAACATATAACAACTACATATTTATAGGTAGTGTATATTATTCACTATGAAAATAAAACATAACAAATTTAAAAATACAGGGATATTATTTGAGCTATTAGTGCGTCAAATCGCATCAGATACTGTATCTGGTAAGGATTCTGCCGCTATTGGTATTGTTAAAAAATATTTTAACAAAACCGAACTATCTAAAGAATACAAATTATACCAAACTTTAATTTCGTCTAAAACAATATCTGAGGGTAAAGCTGAGCAGTTAATTAATACAACTCTTGATTTATCTAAACGTTTAAGTAAAACGTCTTTACGTAAAGAAAAATATAATATTATTAAAGAAATTTCTGAAGCTTATAGTTTAGAAGAATTCTTTAAATCTAAAATTAATAATTATCCACAATACGCCGCTACGTATAATTTAATTGAAGCTCACAATTCATCTGAATTTATTGAGCCTGCTCAAATTATTGAAAATAAAATAAATTTACTAGAGCATATATCACAAAAAGCAATTGATAAGGATGTAGTTAAAGATCGTGTATTAGAAGAATACACTAAAATGGATAAAGGTACACGTATCCTAGCATACAAAATGTTATTAGAAAGATTTAATAACAAATATGTTAATTTATCTGATAATCAAAAAACTGTATTAAAAGAATATATTAATAATATCTCTAATACTGTTAAATTAAAAGAATTCGTTAATAATAATTTTGCATCTATTAAAGCAGAATTAATAAAATTAAATAAAGGTATTACAGATAAAACTACTCAAATTAAAATTAATGAGGTAGTTAATTTGTTAAAACCATTGGACAAAAACCAAAACGTAAAAGACGATAATATTATAGCATTATTGCAATTTCACGAATTAATATCTGAGATAAAAAATGTCGGATAAATTAAAAGAATATATTAAATCTCTTATTACTAAGAAATTAGATGAAGAATCAGTATCAGGTGATGCTGGTGCTTACTCTACTCCATTTGCATTTAGAGGTAATAAAAAGGGTGATAATGCTGCTACTAAAGCAGCTGAGGGTGAAGGATACACTAAGGCTAAAAAGCCTAAAAAATCTAAAGTAGTAGATTACAAAGAATTATGGAAAGAAAGTGACTATGATAAAGCTTCTATATCAAACGTATCAAGTAAATATTCAGCAGCATCCCCATCATCACGTCCAAGTTTATATCTACAAAAAAGTGAATACACAGCAGCAGAAAGTATGAAAGAAGCATTAAACAAAATAATTAAAGAAGAATTATTAAACGAAGGATCATATAGTAAATTTAAAAAAGAAGTTAGTTTTAGAACTAAATCTGAACAATTACATAAAGCAATTCGTGAAGTAAAACGTAAATTGAAAGAAATAGATCGTATTGTTGAATATACTTCTCGCATGAAACAAGAATTAAGTGAAGATGGTGGTTTAAATTATTGGAAAGCAACCCAAAATAATATTAATACTATTTCTGAAATGGTAAATAGTTTAAATAATAAAATTAAAAATTTAAATTAATAATGGCAAAAGCTAAATCAGCTGGCACCAGCGAAAAACTAACGTTTGGTAAAAGAAAAGAAGGACCAGGATCAGGAAAAAAATCATATAACAAACACAGCCCTAAACCTAAAGCATACAGAGGTCAAGGAAGATAAAATAAATATAAATGAAAAGTATACAAAATCAATATCGTGATTTGAAAGAAGGTAAAATGTCACAAGCAAATTTCATGAGAAATGTGCGCATGTCATTACCTCAGTATGTAACTAATGTAACATCATTTAATGATACAATTAAAATCCTTAAAAATAAGGGTATTTTAAATGAATCAATGGGTGGTACTGAAGTTGGAAGTGAAACTCAATATGATTATGAAGGAAAAAAATTAGAAATTGATCCACAAAGCGCAAGTAATGTAGGTGATACTGCTAAATTATATGATGAAGAACAAAATGAGTATACTGGTGAAGTAACTAGCGTTGATCCTCATTCAAATATGATTCATGTTGATCCAAATAGCATTCAAGCTGATGGACACAGTGCAATAAATGAAGCTAAAGAAAAAATGCCTAAAGGCAATAGCGGTAAAGAATTATACGATGAATTTCCTGAAGGAGAAAACTTAAACTTCCAGGAAATAGTAACAGGTATTGCAATTGAACATCAATGCTTTCCTGATATGCCTTACAATAAAATAACTAATTTAGTATATAAAAATTTAAAGAAAGATCCTAACTACTATACAAATTGGAAATTATCTGGTGTTAAAGGATATGAACCTGAATACATGGATAATGTTAATCCTGAGGATTATAAAATGAAATTTTTTAATGAGAAAAATTTAATTGACAAGCCTAACGTAATGAAACCTGTTAAAGGATTTAAAGATGCTAAGGCAGATGCTAATAAAGCTAAAAAAGAAACTGTAAAAGGAGAAAAAATTGAATTAATGTCTTTAGTACCTAAAACGGTTAGAGGTGTTAAGAAAATGGAACCTACAGGTGAAAAAGAAAAAGTTGTAAAAAAAAACTTAAATGAGGCAGGTGGTGAATATATGTTTAATGGCTGGTTTAAAGACGGAGAAGTTGCCAAATTAAGACATATAGTTCCCGATGTTGAAATAGAGGAAGAAGAAGAACCAGATCAAACAGTTAAAACAGTTGTTTCATCTAAATTCTACAACGAAAAATTCCTTCAATCAGCTGTTGACAATGTGCTTCATCCTCCAGCACCTAGTAAACCACAAGATTCAGGTGTAGGTGTTGCTCAATGGTTAACTAAAAATAGCCCAGCTGAATTAGAAAAGAAAAAATTAACTAAAGAAAGATTAATTCAAATGGTAAGAGATATCATGGAAGAATCATCAGGAGTTTATGGTGGAGACAACATGACTGATGATAATGATGACACTTATTTTGATAATAACGCTTATTAATATTATATGAAACAATTATTAATTGACCATATTCCATTCCAAGTAGCTAAACTTACACTATCTGAATCCAAAGGGGTTCCTAATGGAAGAATGCGTATTAAGGGTAAATTACAAGAATCCGAAGTAAAAAACGGTAATGGACGTGTTTATCCTAAAGAAGTATTAGAGCGTGAAGCGCAAAAATATATGGAAGGTCCTATTAAAACCAATACTGCAATGGGTGAATTAGATCACCCTGAATCAACTATTGTTAACTTAAATAACGTATCTCACAATATTAAAAAAATATGGTGGGAAGGTAATGATTTAATGGGCGAATTAGAATTATTAAATACACCATCAGGTAAAATTGCTCAAGAAATTATTGCAGCGGGTATTCCATTAGGTATATCTTCTCGCGGTATGGGCTCAGTTAGACAAATTGGTGAAACAGTAGAGGTACAAGACGATTTCGAATTATTATGTTGGGATTTAGTATCTGTACCATCAACACCCAACGCATACATGACGTTATCTGAAGGTAAACAACATAAAGGAACTAAAGATTATAGTAAGGTAAACGGGTTAATTACAGAAATTATCTGTACTACAACGGGCGTTTGCCAACTTTGCTAATATATTTTCAATATCCATACCCCCAATCCGACGCTTCCCAAAAGGAAGCGTTTTTTTTCTGCGTTTTGGTATATTTGCATATATTTATGGATAACCTATAATAGTTACCTCCCTCTATATGGTAACTTGGTATTACAAACCACTATATTAAGATTCTTAATAATCTTATTTCCAAAATTAAATTTAAGGAGAAAACAAAATGAGTACAAACAAAAATTTGTTCAAAGAGGCTATTGCTGACGCTAAATCTGTGCGTGAAGCTGCTCTTAAGAACGCAAAAATTGCTCTTGAAGAAGCTCTAACTCCACAACTTCAATCTATGTTATCTAAAAAATTACAAGAAATGGAGCATGATGAGGATGAGTTAAAAGAAACATTTGCAACATCACACGAAGAGTCTGATGGTGTAAATTTAGATTTTAATCTTGAAGAAAACGATTTAGAAGAAGATTTCGATCTATCTGAAATCTTAGCTGAATTAGAAGCTGACGAAATGGAAGAAGCTAAAAAGAAAAAAGTAATGGGTAGCAAAGCTGCTGAAAAAGAAGCTGAAGAAACCTATGGCGAAAAAGAAGAACCTTACATGGCTGAAGCTGAAAAAGAAGGCGAAGAAGAAGAAGAAGAAGAAAAAGAAGTGAAAGATATGTCTGTAGAAGAATTAAAAGATCTTATTAAAGGCATTATCGATCAAGAACTTGAAGCTGAAGAAGAAGAAACACCTGCTGATGAAGAACACGAAAAAGAACATGAAATGGGTCACGAAGAAGGCGAAGAAGAAATTAATTTAGATGAATTATTAGCTGAACTAGAAGAAGAAATGGAAAACGAAGAACTAGAAGAAGTAATGATTCCTATTAAAAAAATCAATTCTAAATTCTCTGGTGCATTAAAAGGTCTTAAAGGTTACACAACAGCTAAAGGTGAAAAATCCAACTTTGATAAAGCTGGTGCTAAAAACGGTGTTCAAAAACAACTTAAAGAAGAAGAAGAAATGGAAGAAGGCGTTAGTGATTTCGTTAAAAAAGCAGCTTCATTGTCTGCTGATCAATTAGCTAAATTAAAGAAGTATTACGATACTGAAATCTCTCCAAAAAGCGTTAAACCAGGTGGAAAGTATGCTGAAAAAGGATATACTAAATTACCTTCTAACTTAAATGAAACAGAAAAAGAAGAAATGGAAGAAGCAATTTCTACGATTAATACTCTTAGAAATGAATTAAACGAAGTTAATTTATTAAATGCTAAATTACTTTATGTTAATAAGATCTTCAAATCTAAAAACTTAACTGAATCACAAAAATTAAAAGTTATTGCTTCATTTGATAAAGCAACTAACGTTAAAGAAGCTAAAATGGTGTTTGAATCATTAAACAATGCCATTTCAACTCCAGCTAAAAAAGCAATTAAAGAATCTTTAGGATTTGCTTCAAAAGCTGCAGGAATCGCTCCTAACAGAACAATAGTTGAATCTAATGATGTGATTTCTCGTATGCAAAAACTTGCAAACATTATTAAATAACAAACAACAAACAAAACATTTATTAAAATGAACGTACAACAATTATTAGAAAGCTCAAACCAATACAAAGTAGTAATGGATGATGCTAAAAAACTTTCTAACAAATGGATCAAATCTGGTCTATTAGAAGGTATCAAAGGCGAAACTGATCGCAATACAATGGCTATGCTATTGGAAAATCAGGCTAAACAATTAGTAACAGAAGCATCAACATCTGGTGGTACTACAAGTATGTCAGGTGGTGGATATTCTTCAGAGAACTGGGCTGGTGTAGCTTTACCATTAGTACGTAGAGTATTTGGTGAAATCGCAGCTAAAGAATTCGTTAGTGTACAACCTATGAACTTACCTTCAGGTCTTGTATTCTATCTAGATTTCAAATATGGTACAACTGATCAACCTTTCCGTATTGGTGATTCACTTTACAGTGCTAACCCTAACACAAACGTAACTGATATTAATGGTACAGCTTCTCTTTACAGAGCAGGTCGTTTCTCTTATTCTATCAATACGTACACAGCATCTGCTTTAACTGGTACAACTGGTTCTAACGCTGGTGTTCCAACATTTGCTCAAATTAACTTTGATAGTACTTATGCTACTGCTAGTTTAAAAACATTAAGCGTAGTTGCTAATAGTATCACTGCTTCTATGGACGTTAACGCTATCAGATCATTCGTAGTTACTTCAGGTTCTGTAGTTGCTGCTTCTGATATCTTACAACAGTTCACTACTTACAACAACACAAACGGTACTTTCACTTTCATCTTAACTGGTTCTTCAGCTACTAACTTAGTGTTAGGATCTGCAGCTAACTACACTATCTACTATGCAGTACAACCTACTCCAGCAGATAGAGGTGATTTTGAAGACACTTTCAGTACTGGTCAAACAACAAACGCAGGTGGTCAATCTCCGATTGCATCTTCTCCAATTTCTATCCCAGAAATTAACGTTCAATTAAAATCTGAACCAATTGTTGCTAAAACTAGTAAATTAAAGGCTCAATGGACACCGGAATTTGCTCAGGATTTAAACGCTTACCATAGTGTTGATGCTGAAGCTGAATTAACTGGTATCTTATCTCAATACATTTCTATGGAAATTGATTTAGAGATCTTAGATATGTTAATCCAAAACGCTTACACAGTTGATTACTGGAGTGCTCAAAACAATACAGTATATAGCAATGCTTCTTCTGGATTTGTAGCTGCAAACAGTAACTTCTACAATACTCAAGGTGGTTGGTTCCAAACTTTAGGTACTAAATTACAGAAAGTTTCTAACAAAATCCATCAGTTATCTTTAAGAGGTGGTGCAAACTTCATCGTTACTTCTCCTACAGTAGCAACTGTATTAGAATCAATCCCAGGATTTGCTTCTGATGGTGATGGTGAGAAATTTGAATTCAACTTCGGTATCCAAAAAGTTGGTGCTTTAAACAGCCGTTATAAGGTGTATAAAAACCCTTACATGACTGAGAACATCATCTTAATGGGTTACAAAGGTGCTCAATTCTTAGAGTGTGGTGCTGTATTTGCTCCATATGTTCCATTAATCATGACTCCGCTATTATACGATCCAAATACCTTCACTCCACGTAAAGGTTTAATGACTCGTTACGCGAAGAAAATGATCCGTCCTGACTACTACGGTAAGATCTACGTTAACGGTTTAGATACAATCTAATCTTAACTAAAGGATAATAAAGAGCCCGAACGCAAGTTCGGGCTTTTTTTATATATTTATTGAAAACAAATCGTTGTACATGAGAGAACCTAATCGTGAACGCAAATCCGATATTAAGTCAATCAATGCTGTTCAATTAAATGAAGAACAGAAAGAAGCAAAGAGGTTAATAGTTGAAAATCAAATAGTAGTAGTTACGGGTAGAGCAGGTAGTGGTAAATCACTAGTATGTGCCCAAGCAGCACTAGATTTTCTTAAGAAAAAACAAATAGATTGCATCTATAATACACGCGCTGCTATTGAAGTAGGCAAAAGCTTAGGTTATTTACCTGGAGCATTAAGTGAAAAGTTTGATCCATATATGGAAGCATTACTTGAAAATTTAGCTAAATGCTGCTCAGATAAAAATGAAGTAAATAAACTAGTACAGGACGAAAAAATTAAAGCACTTCCCGTTCAATTTATTCGTGGTAAAACAATTGATGATATCCTTATTGTAGAGGAAGCACAAAACCTTACTAAGGGTGAAATGTTAGCCATATTAACTCGTTTAGGTAAAGGCGGTAAAATTGTAATTAACGGTGACAACGAACAAAGCGATATAAAAACACATACAGGCGAGATAAACGGTTTAACTTATATAATCGAATTATCCAAAAAAATCGAAGAGATCAAGTGGATTAAGTTAGCTACTAACCATAGATCCGATTTAGTTGGTAAGATACTCGATTATGAATATGGAAAATAGATATTTCCAATATTTATACGGGTAAAATACTAGTTAATAATGGCAGTTAATCTTAAAGATCTATACGATAAGTATAATGGTGACCCTACGCAGCTAACCCCAATTAAAGGCAATACACCTTTTGAATATTACACAAATGATCCTGAATTTTCACAAGATTCATTACGTGTAGTACGATTTGTAGCACAACGTTTAGGCGTTACTGGTCCTACCTATAATGGGACAACATATAATGCTAGCCCTGCTGCATTAAGTATTACTGACTTAACAGTATATGCTGCTTTTGAAGAAGCTGTTACCACTTATGGTAACATGGTTTACCAATACAAAATTAGAGATAATTATATTAATATTGAAGGTTCAGATACTTTACCTTTCTTTAATAATACTATTACATACGTTAATAGTAATGATGTAGGATTACCTGTATCATGGTCTGCGGCTAGACCGGCAACATGGTCAGAACTTGGTCTTGATACTGCTTTCTCTCAATCTGTAGTAGATCAAAGAGTATATGCTATATCAGCTTCTATATCTAATTTTATTACTCCGGATTTTAATTTTATTAAATCATTTAACTTAGCAGATAACTACTATAGTTATACTGAAGGTTCTAGTTATAATTTAAGTTCATTTGTTAATAATCAATTTAACCAAGTAGCAGGAGCAACTGTATATACTCAATATTGGAACTCAAACAGTGCTTCATTTAGCTTTGCTCCTTATACATCAGACAATAGCACATTTGCTATTACTGGTAGTAATGGTATAGCGGTTAAATTTGTTGTTACTTCATCTTTAACTCAAACAGGTTCAGCAGTATTGTATTATATTCCTACTGGAAGTACAGTAAATACTACTGCTAATAACATAGCTAATACTATTACAACTATATCTTATGGTACTTGGGGTACTCAATTGTTAGCAGTAACTGAATCAGCTACACCAACAACAATTGACTTTACTTCATCTTTATCTTACTATAATATAAATAACTTTAAAGTTAATACAACTCAATTATTTACAAATGTAACATCAGGTTCAACTTTGAATGTTTCAACAGGAAGTAATTATGTATATTTCTATACTACAAATCCTCTTATATCAGGTGGATCTAATTTCTTTGTATCTGCTTCTGTAACACAATCTATTCCAACAGTTTATATTCAATCTAATTTAGAGCCATCATTAAATAACAAATTATTAAGTAATAACTTAACAACTATTACTTCTCGTATTGCTGATGATTATGCTGCTGAAGCTAATGTTGGTGGACATTATAATGTTCAAACAGGTAGTATTATAATGACAGCAAGTGTTCAAAACTATGATTTAAATGCTTGGGCTGCTAGTAACCTAAATTTAGAAGATGGAGATGCAATAGAAATTCGTAGAATATTTTATGAAGAACCACCAGCGATTGTTCGTTATTTTGACCCATATGCAGGTACAGGTACTGGTATTCAATCATTACTTGAAACTTTTGGTTTTGGTCAAATGTCTCCTGGTATTAACTTCTTATTAGAACCAATATTCTTTGATGTAATGAAAGTTCAAGCAATTGAACTAAATGATCAGATTAGAAAATCGGATTTCTCATTTGATTTAAGAAACAACCAATTAAAAATATTCCCTGTACCAGATAATTCAGTAGATGGATTACCAATGGTCTTTGAATATGTTACTATAAGCCAAAAATCTCAAGTAGTAAGGGATACTAGAAAAAATGTTGTAACAGACATAATGAATGTTCCTTATAGAAACCCAACATATTCTAATATTAACACTGTTGGTAGAACTTGGATATTCAAATATTGTTTAGCAGTGTGTAGAGAAATTGAAGCACATATTCGTATTCAAATGTCTAATATGAATGTAGCTGGTATTGGTCCATTACAAGGTAATGAATTAATAGCAGATGCTAGAACAGAAAAACAAAATTTAATTGAAGAATTAAAGGAAATGTTAAATGAAGTATCTCGTAGAGGTCAATTGGAGCGTAAGCAACAAGAGGCTGGATTTACACGTGATACATTACAAAATGTTCCTTTAAACATATATATAATGTAATTATGGGACGTTTTCCACCAGTAGGCATTCAAATTATAAATAATGGAGGCGGGAATACACCTATTCCACCAACTCCAACTCCACAAACAGGTACGCCTGCTAGTAATGGATCCCCTATAGTTAGCACTCCTGGTAGTAATGCTCTAGTAGCATCTGTTAATTTTAGCAATATGAATGTTCAGTACTTCAAAATAAATCTTGAAGCTACTAAAACTAATATATATGGTGAGGCAACAGAAAAATGGTATTATCCTCAAGTATTAGTAAGATGTATTGTAGCAAGAGGTACTATTGCTAATAGTGAAGATGAATTTGGTGTTGGAACAGCTCAAAGTATAACAGTAACAATACCTGATGCTATTATACAAGAATATAATTTTAAACCTGAGGTTGGTGATATAATGATGGATAGAGAGTTATTTTATGAAGTAAATAGCATAGATAGCCAATTTGTAACAGCACCAGGTAGTTTAACTCAAGGCGCTCAAGGTACTACTGGGTACATATTAACATATGTATTGACAGGATATTTAACAAGAATAACAAAACTTAATTTAATAGAATATTATCAATGATAAAATTATTAGAACAACTTAATATGAGTAAGATAGACGTTTTAATCAAAACGTCTGCTGCTAGTAACAAAGTTGAAGTATATAACGAAATTAGAGCAGTTAAGGGAGTTGTTGTTGTTACTGTAGAGCAAAGTCAATTCTTAGATACTAAAGCTACAAATCAATTTGAATACTCTTTATTACACATTAAATATCTTAACAATGGTGATCCTAAAGTTAGTATTGATGAAATAAAAAAAGAGGCTTTAATAACAACTAGAATAGATGGATTATTACAATTCATACCAAGATATCAAACAATAAAAGCAGTGAAAAATTATTAATATGATTAAATTATCTTCTCTAATATTAGAATTAGAAAAACCTACAAACATATATGCTCCGGGAGGAGGTCCTGCTATTGACTCTGATGATGAATTACTTAAAAAAGGTTATAAGTTAGGAAAACCAAAAATAAATTTATCAACTAATACTAGTACTAGTGATGTAGAATATTTACCTAGCTTTGGTCAAATGCGTAAAGATTTAGCGGCAATAGGTAAAAATTTACAACCTCTTAAATTATCTAAAAACGAAGATATAGCTAAATTAGCTACTGCTTTAGGCGTTGCTGTAAGTAGAGTAAGTGCTAGATTATTAGATTTAGATAAAATGATTAAATTGCATCAACAGAATATTAAATAATGCCTAGAGATAGAAAACCGGTACCTAAAAGTATCCTTGAAAACGATCAGACTGTACTCTTCACTCCTTATTTAACAGGAAGTGGATTACCAGTAAGCGATTCTGAATTATCATTCAATCGTGGTAATGAGTTGTCTATGAGAGGGGATAAGGTAAAGGATATTTCTATTGGTTTACAAGATATTGATGAAGCAGTAATGTACTACTTTAACAATGTTATTAAACCTACTGTTATACAAGATGATAATAGAATGGCTGTAAGAGTAATATATGGTAATCCTGAACGTTGGAAATCAGTACAACAAGATGGTTTTTATAGAGACTCAAACAACCAAATTACAGTTCCTATTATAATGATTAAACGTGGTGAAGTTTCAAAAAACAGAACTGCGGGTAATAAATTAGATGGCAATATTGTTCACAACTATCAAGTTGTTGGCACAAAATATAACCACAGAAACGCTTACGATAAATTTAGTATATTAAATAACAGACAAGCATCTCAACAATATTATGTTACTGCTGTTCCTGATTATGTAGATATTACATACAATTGTATTATTTTTACTAACTTTGTTGAACAAAATAATAAAATAGTAGAGGCAATTGAATATGCTTCTGATTCACATTGGGGTGATGTAAACCGTTTTAAATTTAAAGCGCGTATTGATTCATTCTCAACTACAACTATTATAGAGAATGGTGCTGATAGAGCAGCAAAAACAACATTTAATATTAAATTAGGTGGATATATTATACCTGATACTGTAAATAAAGACTTAGCAGCTACTCGTAGTAAATTCTATACTAAATCTCAAATTGTATTTGACATGGAAGTAATAGATGCATCTAGTGATGTAACAAGCATAGAATCTTTAATGTTTGCTAATAGTACTCCTGCTCAAAATTCAATTGGATCAACAGCATTTATAGGTGGTGGTATTAATGTTACTAACACTATATCTCCAACATTAAATGTAAATGATTTAGCATACTTAAATACAAATAAAACTGTAGTTGCCAATACAGTAACAAATACTACAGCAACATTTAATTCAACAAGTATACTACAACCATCTACTGGTTCATCATTACCTGCTACATCATTAGCTAATTTTAGTTTCTATGCTAATAGCTTACCTATAACAACGGATGAAATTGTATCATTTGTTTCTGATGGAGGTGGTAATATGGTATTAACAATTAACCCAACATTATTAGGTTATTATTTAACAGGTAAAACTATAATAGCAGTAGGTAAATTCCAATAATATGGCACTTATAACATTAGACCAAATATTAGCCCCATTAAGATATGACACAGGAAGTGGTATACTAACTGTATCTGGTTCACTTAATGTTCAACAAATAAACCCAGCAACTTCAAGTTACGCTTTAACTGTTTCAGGTTCATTCAACTTAGTTGATGCAACTAATGTAGCAAGCGGTACCTATAATGGTAACCCAATGGACGGAGGATCATACTAGTCGATATTTATACGTGGCTTACATAAGCCTAAGTATCAAGATATATATCACTTAAAGATCCATAAATATGGCTACAAAAATTGAATTGAAGCGCAGTTCTGTCCCTGGTAAAGTCCCTCAAACAACGGATTTATCATTAGGAGAATTAGCCCTTAACACCTATGACGGTAAATTATTCTTTAAACAGGATAATGGTACCCAAACAATAATTCAAATTGCTAGCCTATCATCTTCTGGGTCTGTAGCAAGTGCATCTTATGCTACTTTTGCCTTAACAGCGCAAAACGCAAATACAGCCAACACAGCCAATTTAGCAACAACAGCATTAACTGCATCTTATGCATTAACTGCAATAAGTGCATCTTATACTGCAACTTCATCATACGCAAATAACTTTACTGTTGCAGGTACATTAACTGCTCAAACATTAGTAGTACAAACAGTAACAGCATCAACTGAATTTAGTTCAGGATCGAATATATTAGGTAATAGTTTAACTAACACTCAACAATTAACAGGATCTGTTTTAGTAACAGGTAGTTTAACAGTAAACGGAAATCCCGTTATATTAAGTAACCAGACATCTTCAATGTCTGTACTTACATCATCATACGCTTTCAATGCTCAAAACGCTGTAACTGCTTCTTATATAGCATACATTGCAACTGCATCCTATGCTATTAATGCCGGAACTGCTCAAACAGCATCTTATGTACAAACAGCAGTAAGTGCATCTTATGCCTTTAATTCTTTTAATGCTGTAAGTGCTTCACTAGCAAATCAAGCTAATACTGCTTCATATGTAGCAACTGCGCAAAGCGCTTTAACAGCATCATATGTAAACTTTGCTCAAAATGCAGGTACAGCATCATATGTAGTAACAGCTCAAACAGCTAGTTATGTACAAACTGCTCAAAATGCTTTAACAGCATCATATGTAAACTTTGCTCAATCCGCATCATATGTAAATCAAGCTCAAAATGCTTTAACAGCATCATATGTAAATTTTGCTCAATCAGCCTCATATGTAAATCAAGCTCAAAATGCTTATACTGCATCTTATGTACAAAATGCTATAAGTGCATCTTATGCTAATCTTGCTCAAAACGCAAACACAGCTTCATATGTATCAAATGCTCAAACAGCTAGCTATGTTCAAAACGCTCAATCAGCATCATATGTAACAACTGCTCAAACGGCTTCATATGTTTATAATGCACAATCTGCATCGAATGCACTAAATGCACAAACTGCATCATATGTAATAACTGCCCAAACTGCAAGTTACGTATTAAATGCTCAATCTGCTTCAAATGCATTAAATGCTCAAACAGCATCTTATGTAGTAAATGCTCAAACAGCTTCTTATGTAACAACTGCTCAAACTGCAAGTTATGTATTAAACGCTGTAAGTTCATCTTACAGTGCATATGCTGTTTTATCTACAACTGCATCAAATGCCCTAACAGCCTCTTATGTAGCAAACGCCCAAACGGCTAGCTATGTAGCTAATGCACAAACAGCCTCTTATGTGTTACAGGCAGTAAGTGCGTCATATGCAACTCAAGCATTTAATGCTCAAACAGCTTCATATGTTTATAATGCTCAATCTGCTTCAAATGCATTAAACGCTCAAACAGCTTCATACGTACAAAATGCGCAATCTGCATCTTATGTATTACAAGCTGTAAGTGCTTCATATGTAAATGGTAATATATTTACTAATAGTAATAGCGCAACAAGCGCTTCATATGCTCAAACAGCATCATACGCAAATAATTTTACTGTAGCTGGTACTTTAACAGCACAGACTTTAATAATACAAACTGTTACTGCATCTCAAGAATACAGTAGCGGATCTAACATTTTAGGTAGTAGTTTAACTAATACTCAACAATTAACAGGTAGCGTTACAGTAACTGGTTCATTAGCAGTTAACGGTTCTAACGCAATATTAAGTAACCAGACATCATCAATGTCTGTACTTACATCATCATACGCTTTAACTGCAAGTTACACTCCAAATAGTACTTCTGGTTCATATGCGTTTAGTGCATCTTATGCAGCGAATGCTACTAGTGCATCTTATGCTTTAACATCATCTTATGTAGCAAATGCACAAACTGCTTCATATGTTCAAAATGCTCAAACAGCATCTTATGTAACATTAGCACAAACAGCTAGTTACGTTCAAAACGCCCAAACAGCTTCATATGTAACGTTAGCACAAACAGCAAGCTATGTAACTACGGCTCAAACAGCTTCATATGTTTATAATGCTCAATCTGCATCAAATGCACTAAATGCACAAACAGCATCTTATGCATCAAACGCAACTAGCGCTTCATATGCATCAAACGCAACTAGCGCTTCATATGCATCAAACGCAACTAGCGCTTCATATGCTGCTAATGCTACAACAGCATCTTATACACCAAGCTCTACTACAGCATCTTATGCTTTAACAGCTTCAAATATATTAGGTGGTACAACAAACTACCTTCCAGTATTTAATACAAATACATCTCTAACTCCTAGCATAGTATACCAAACAGGATCTACTATAGTAATTAACCAAACTAGTTATACTACAGCAAATCCTGAAGCATTATTTGCTTGGCAGCCTTCAACAAGTTCATTCAATGTAATTAGTGGTAAAGGTAACTTAAATAACTACTTACAATTAAATATCCAAAATTTAAATAGTGGTAATTCAGTATCATCAGACGTTGTAGCTACAGCTAATAATGGTAATGAAAACAATTATTATGTTGATATGGGTATTAATGGACAAAACTTTGATGGTGGTGTAGCATATGGTCCTGGACAAGCAAATGATGGCTATTTATATAATGTAGGAAATAATTTCTATTTAGGTAATTATACTAGTGGTCAATCATTATTCTTATTTACAGGATTCCAAGGTGATCATAATCCAAGTTTTCAAATTGCTCCTAACTTTAACGTTTATATCAGCAGTAGTTTATATGTTACTGGTAGTATAAATGGTAACTTAACTGGTTCATTGTTAGGAACATCATCATACGCAAAACAAGCATTAACATCATCTTATGCTAATAATAGCACAAGTGCTTCTTATGCTATTGTTGCTACAAGTGCTTCTTATGCTACAAGTGCTTCATATGCAACAAACGCAACTGCAGCAGCAACTGCTTCATATGTAGTAACTGCTCAAACAGCATCTTATGTGTTACAAGCAGTAAGTGCTTCATATGCAACAAACGCAACTACAGCAGCAACTGCTTCATATGCAACTAATTTAACAGTTGCAGGTACATTAACAGCTCAAACATTAATAGTACAAACAGTTACTTCAAGTACTGATTATGCTAGTGGCTCAAATATATTTGGTAATAGCTTAACAAATACTCAACAATTAACAGGTTCAGTTACTGTAACAGGTAGCTTATCTGTAAATGGATATTCAGCTATAACAAGCAACCAGACATCTTCAATGTCTGTATTATCAGCTTCATATGCATCAAATACAACTAGTGCTTCATATGCTACAAATGCGACAAGTGCCTCTTATGCTGCAAATGCAACAAGCGCTTCATATGCATTAAATGCTCAATTATTAAATAACACAGCATCATCTGTATTTGCAACTACAGGTTCAAATACATTTATAGGTACTCAAACAATAACAGGTTCACTTAATATATCAGGTAGTCAAACAACTGTAGGTAATAGATATTTAACAGGTTCTTGGAATGTAACTGGTTCTACTACACAAATAGGTAGTAATACTTTAATTGGTAATACCGTTTTAAGTGGTAGTTTATTAGTAAGTGGCTCACAAACATTTACTGGAACTACAACACATACTGGATCATTAATTATTACAGGTTCTACTACACAAATTGGTAATAATACTTTATCTGGTAATACTTTATTAACAGGTAGTGTAACTATATCTGGTTCACAAGGTGCAGGTGCCGCTAATATTCAAATTTATGGAGATATAAATGTAAATGGCTTTATGCAATTTAATCCAGTAACTACAAACATCAATACTGCTATTTCAGCATCTTATGTTTATGTTTCTGGTTCAACACAAGATTTATATTTTGCTCAAAACGCTAATGGATATACTAACAATACTCGTTTACGTTGGATTGAAGGTAACTTATATACAGGTTTATTAAGTGGAGGTATTATATCTCAATCATCATCTACTGTTTATCAAATATCAGCAGGTACAGGTATTATTGTAAACCTAAATGCCTTTACAGCTAGTAGTGATCCATACCCAACTACACAATATGTAAGTTGGCCTACATTATCAGCAAGTATTGCTCCTTTAAGTGCATCTTATGATCAATCATTTGTTGCTATTAATAGTACAGGAAGTATATATGTTCAAGGTACTCCATATAATGATGGTCAATATGATAATTTAATTCCAATTGGTGTTGTATTACATCAAAATAGATCTACAATAAATGGTGTTAAAACCCAACCTTCATTAGCATACGGTTGGAAACAAAGATCAAACGTGTTTATTAAAGCATTTGGTCCTTTAAAATTATCTGGATTTGCATTATCACCAAGTGGTTCTTCAACAGGTGGTTTAGTAGTAGGTGCAGGTACATCATTTGATGATGGTGCAAACTATACTGTAGATCCAAATAATCCAGCTTATGAATCAACAGACCAAGGTACAACAGTATCTAAAATATTCAGATATTATCAATCTGGTTCAGGTTGGGTTTATAATACAAATGGAGGAGCAGGTTATACTGCAATTGATCCTACACAATATTCAAATAATGGTACTTTAACAGCAGTACCAGGAAATGGATCTAATAGACAATGGTCAATTCAAAGAGCATATTGGTTCCCTAATAGCACAACTAAAGCAATAGTAGTTTATTATGGCAATGCAACTTACGCAGACCAACCAACCGCTTTAGCAAACCTTAACACAGAAAACTTTGTTGAAGCTCCAAATACAGCAGCAAACGCTGTTTATTTAGGTGCAATTTTAGTTCAAAATAACGCTAGCTTTACTAACTCAAGTACATACGCTATTATACCAAGTGGATTGTTTAGAAGTATAGGTGGTATTAGTGGTGGAAGTGGTACTATAACAGCAACATCATTATCAAACTTATCTGATGTTAACATTACAGAAGGATCATCAATAGATGGTTACCCTCTAATGTGGCAAAACTCAACATCTAAATGGATTGCTTCTAATTATATTAGTGCTTCTATCTCAGGAACTTCTTCATATGCAACTAATGCTCAAAATGCTTACACAGCATCATATGTAGTAACAGCTCAAACAGCTAGCTATGTATTAAATGCACAAACAGCATCTTATATATTACAAGCAGTAAGTGCTTCATATGCAACTCAAGCATTAACATCATCATATGCTTTAACAGCATCATATACTCCTGGATCAGGAACAGCAATAAGTGCTTCTTATGCTCAAACAGCATCTTATGTAACATTAGCACAAACTGCATCATATGTTCTTCAAGCAGTAAGTGCTTCATACGCAAACAACTCAACTTCAGCATCGTATGCATTGAGTAGTTCTTATGCAGTAACCTCTTCAGATGCTATACAAGCGCAAACTGCTTCTTATGTTTTAAATGCAGTAAGTACATCCTACGCAGCAACAGCTTCATCAGCGGATAATTTTACAGCTAGATACCAAGTAGGAATAGGCACATCTCCAGTAGGTTCTTACCCTCTTTATATTTCTTCATCAGCAAGTGATGCTAGTGTAGGAATAGATTCAAGTGCTAATATTAATGCATTATATTTTTTACAGAGTAGCACTAAAAAATTTGAAGTTAGCTTTGATACGACTAATCTTTCTGCTAATATTTTTAGATTACTACCCTATCAAACATCTTCATTTTTCGAAATAGGTAATCCATCCAATGCGGGTAGTGATTATATATTTGTATCAGAACAAATTTATGGTAATGTACTAATTGGACCTGGTATCGGAAATGGACAAAGTACTCTTGGTGGTGCTTTAACAACAGATAAAGTACAAGTTAAAGGTAATTTATATGTTAGTGGAAGTACTAGAATTAATAATGCTTTAATTATAAGTGGTAGTTCTACAGCACTAGGTGGTTATACCGGCTCACTGCTCGGTACAGCATCTAATGCAGTCAGTGCTTCCTATACGACAACGGCAGTAACTGCTTCTTATGCATTAACTGCTTCCTATGCAACAAATGCTACAAACGCAACAAATGCTACGACTGCTACAAGTGCTTCATATGCAACAAATGCTACAAACGCAACAAATGCTACAACTGCTACAAGTGCTTCATATGCAACAAATGCTACAAGTGCTACAAGTGCTACAACAGCAACAAGTGCATCTTATGCTTCTACTTCATCATATGCTACATCAACAGCAACTGTTGGATATACAATAGGTGGTACACAAATATATTATAATAGTGCTTCTAACCCTGGTAGTTCAACAACAGGATTATTCCAAAATAATACTGGTTCATTTACATCAGCCTTCTTTAATTACACCGCATATAGTGGAGGTAATGCTAGATCAGGACATGTAATGGCAGTTTGGGCTGGTGGTACTGCAAACTATACTGAATATTCAACAACAGATATTGGTAATACAGCAGCTATATCAGCTTCATTTGCTATAGTAAGTGGTCAAGCACAATTTAATATTATAGTTAATACAACAGGAACATGGAGTATTAAAGGAACAGCAACATATTTATAATAAACAAATAACAATCTATGTATCAAGTACAAATGCAATTTATTCCTGGATCTGATCAGATATGGGTAGCTCAATTAAATCCGACAGATCCTATTTATAATTATGATAACGAAGCCGATGCTCAAGCTGAGGCAACAACATTACAAAACGCTGATACTACTGGTAGACAATACAGAGTAGTTCAATTAAGTTAATATTTATTTTAAACCCCACCTTGAGGATAGTGAATCAAGGATTAATATATGGCAATAAATCAATTCGTAGCTAGAAATGGCGTAATTTCTCTTAGTGATGTACAAGTAACAGGTTCCTTAGGCGTAACAGGCAATATAACTACACCAGGTACAATCACAGCCCAAACCTTATACATTCAAACCGTTACTGCCTCTCAAGAGTATAGTAGTGGTAGTAACGTATTTGGTAATGCACTTACAAACACACAACAATTTACAGGATCTGTTTTAGTAACAGGTTCATTAAATACAGTAGGTACTATAACAGGTACTTCATTTACCGGTGCAGGTACTGGTTTAACAGGTACTGCTAGCTCATTATCAATTGGTGGTAATGCTGCTACTGCTACTAGTGCAACTAGTGCTACAAGTGCTACAACTGCTACCTCGGCATCATATGCAACTAACGCAACTAACGCTACTAGCGCAACTAGTGCAGCAACTGCTACTTCAGCATCATATGCTACAAATGCTACAAATGCTACTAGCGCAACTAGCGCAACAACAGCCACTTCAGCATCATATGCTGCAAATACAAGTGAAACATTAGCTACTGTAACAGGTAGAGGTGCTAGTACATCTACCCCTATTTCAATATCTGGTAATAGCACTTCTTCACCACTTCTTAATATAACACAAACAGGAACATCTGGTTACGCTGCTATTAAATTTTCAGGTAATAACGGAACAGATACTGCTGTATTAACTACATATAGTGGAAATATTTACATAGGTAGATTTAATGGTGGTAATGGAGCTTATGGAGATATACTTATTAATACTACAAACGGAAATGTAACATTTGGTAGTAGTGTAACAGCATCATCATTCTCAGGTGCAGGTACAGGTTTAACAGGTACAGCATCATCATTATCAATTGGTGGTAATGCCGCTACTGCAACTTCAGCTTCATACGCTTCTACAGCAACCTCTGCTCCTAACTATTTACCCTTAGCAGCAGGTAGTGGTTCTCCTTTAACAGGTAATTTATATTTAGGTTCTACATCCGGTGGTGGTACAGGTACAACATCCCCCACTTTTATAGATTTAGGTAATACATTTGGTACAAATGCTGTAGGAAGTAACTATAAATTAAGATTATTCGATGCAACTAATAACATATATGGTTTAGGTGTTTCTAGTGGATTATTTGAATTTAACACAGGAAATAATGGTAATTTTGGATTTTACTACAGTGGATCTACTACACCAGTAATGTATATTAGCGGATCAGGAGGAGTTACAAATATAGGTAGTACAGGGCAAACTAATTTAATAGTAGGTAATATTAGTAGTACTGGTATATTTACTAGTTCCGGTAGAGGTAATGTTGAAGTTAATGGTACTTCAACATCTATATTTGGTTTAACAATTAATAACGCTGCTGCTGGGTATTTGTACCACACAGGTACTACTTTAAATATTTACAACTATTTAAACAATGGTGCCGCCGCTATTACTTTAAATAATAATACAACTTTAAATGGTACTTTAACAGCAACATCTTTTTCAGGAGCAGGTACAGGTTTAACAGGAACAGCATCATCATTATCAATTGGTGGTAATGCCGCTACTGCAACTAGTGCTACGTCAGCAACCAGTGCTACTGTATCTACATATATGCCTTCACAAGATACCAGAAGTACAGCGTCTACTCCACAAACTAATGACGCTTCTCAAGGTATTAGATTTGATTTTAAATCAAATAGTACAAATGGTTTAAGTGATGGCGGTTCATTTAATGGTGTTATGTATTTTAGAAAGTATGGTTCATCTACTGACTGGACAGGTGGTGGTGCTCATGAAGTTGGATTTACAGATAGTGGTAATATTTATCATAGATATGGATCTAATACCACTTGGGGTTCATGGATAAAATTATTAGATAGTAATAACTACAACTCATACTCACCCACATTAACAGGTACAGGTGCTTCAGGAACATGGGGTATTAACATTACAGGTAATGCTACTGTTTTAAATGACACTAGTGGAACAGCAAGTGCCTTAAGAATTGTTAGCCCTGGTGGAGCATCATATGCAACTTCCTCTCCCACTGCAACAGGTGCTATTAAAATTACACTTCCTCAAGGTTATACGAGTACAATGATGCGTATGACTGTTAAAATTTATACCTATGATGGACAAGGGTGTGAAATAAATCTTGGTGGATATAACTACACTCCTGGATCATCATGGTATAATACATTTGCTGATATGACTACTGGAGCACGTTCACCTATGAATGTTCGTTTTGGTTTTGATGGTACTTATTGTTGTATATATATTGGGGAAACAAGCTCAACATGGAATTACCCTCAAGTATTTGTAACTGATTTTCAAGCTGGTTATAATAACTATGGCATTTCTACATGGAATTCAGGATGGTCTGTATCATTTGCTACTACATTATCTAATGTAACACAAACAAATACCACAGCAGGAGTTGTATATGGTTCAACTGGTTATTTTACAGGTGATGTTATAGCTTATTATTCAGATAAACGTTTAAAAACAAATATAAGACCAATAGAAAATGCTTTATCTAAAGTAATGCAAATAGGTGGTTATTTTTATAATCCAAATGATTTAGCTGTTGAATTAGGAGCAACACAAGATAAAGATGAAAAAGTAGGTGTGTTGGCTCAAGAAATTCAAGTTATATTACCTCATGCTATTAAAGATGCTCCATTTGATAAAACAGGTACTTATATAACAGTACAATATGAAAAATTAGTACCTTTATTAATTGAGGCAATTAAAGAACAACAAACACAAATTGAAGAATTAAAAACATTAGTTAATCAATTATTAAATAAATAAGTTATGGGATTCATAATTAAACAACCTCTTGAAACTAATCAAGGCATATTGACAGAAGCTTACGTTAGAATTGAAATGTATCGCGTTGATGTATTTAACGGATACTTACATACTACTGTTTGTATGTATCCAAGTAAACAAGGAGCCGCTGATAGTTTTCCTGAATATTTTGGTGAATCACAAACAAAACCTTCACAAAATGTAGGTGTAAACATTACCTATAATGATCAGGAAATGGAATATCCAACATATTTTTATTTCCCGATGACATCATCAGTTCAAATTGAACAACCTGTATTTGAAACAACTACTACAACTCAAACAAGTACTTATTACGATTTTGATGATACTGGAAATATTGTTGAAAAAACAAGAACAGAAGATGTTGTTAAATCTGTACAAACAGGAACAGAAACTATAATTAAATATAAAGTTGATGTAGCACAAGCTGAAGGTAATGTTTATGCTTTTGCTTACAATTTAGTTAAAGCAGAATATGGTAAAATATTTGGTAACGAAAATATAGTCGACGAATAATGGGTATAAGTACACAAGGTTCTACTAGCATTTCACTTAACACAGCTGCCGTATTTACGGGAGCTTCTCCTCAGTCCTTAGGTACTGTAGGTGGGATAACGTATCCTAGATACCCAACATCCTCTCCTATATCAGAAAATACAATGTTAGGTAGTACTAGTTTATTTACTACTAACTTACAAAGTAGTAATACATCCTATGGTACAGTTTCTATTACCTACCCTTTTAGTGTTTCAGGACAAGGATCAGGAACAGGATATGCTGTAATATCTAAAGTATATTCCTACATGACTATAGTAGCAACTTCTATTTACCCTCACGTTTTCCAGTATTGGTCAGTATCAGGTGCTGGTGGAACACACATTTTAACTACTGGTACTACAACAGGTGCAAACCAACCTTATGGTACAGCAGCATCTCCAATTGTTTATACTTATAACCTTACAACAACGGATGCTAGTAACTATACAACTATTATTGCCGTGTTTGTTTAATTAATTAAAATTGTTATGAATGTTTATTGGTGTGCAGAACATATGTCCTTTTATTCTAATTTAGAAAAGGCATTCTTATATACTTCCATCCTTACATGGAAGCATTTTTATCCTAATGATACAACTCATTTATATTGTGATACTGAAAGTAAACAAATAATAGAGGAAATTGGCATTATTAATTTATGGGATAATATCAATACAGAGGTATTAAATAAAAAACAATACAATTTAGATAAAAAAGCGTTTTGGGCTTCATCTAAACTAAAAGTTATAAATGAAATACAGGCACCATTTGTTTTATTAGATTTAGATTTATATTTAAAACAAGACTTTATTCCTGCGGATTATTGGGAAAATGATACTATAGGTAATTTTATGGAAATTACTACACATCATTATCCTGAACCTTATCAAATAAAAAAATATATGTCATTACCTGATATGGATTGGGATGATAAAGCAGTTAATGTTGCTTTCTTATATATTAAGGATGATAATATTAGAAAGGAATATGCTGAAATGGCTTTAGGAATGATGCAAGAAATGAATGATAAAGCCCCAATGGTTAATGGATTACATATGGTATTTTGTGAACAGAAATTGTTGTGGCAAATTATTAAAAAATATAATTTAAATCATCGTTATTTATTTAACGAAACGTTATATTGTAGCAAAGACCAATGGATTGAAAATGGTTTAGGTTTATTTGCTAAAGAAAAACAATACAATTACGCTTGCCACTTAGGCCCAGGAAAGAGATTATCGTTAGATGATAGTGATGGATATCATAAAGATCATAAACAATATATATTAGAAACATTCTTTAGATTGTTTCCTCATTTAAGTCAAAACATAGCAAACTTATTAAATACAGGTCATGTTTAATTTAGATTACATAAAATCCAATATTACTAACAATGGAGATACACCAGTCCCCTATAGATGGACTCATGGTGCTACTGACCTTCATATGGGTGACGGTATTATAGTATATGCGCTTATTCAGCATTTAAGGGCCAAAAACTGCGTGTGTATTGGCTCAGGCGGGGGCTTTATTCCAAGAATAATGACGCAAGCAAGACGCGATTTATATGAGCAGAAGATATTTGAAGGTAATAATGAATTTAATTGGGGTGATATAGGGGCAACATACGTTGTTGATGCTTGTAACGGAGTAGGTGGACCTAATGATTTAGAAGATAAAGATTCATTTTATAGAACTCATTTCTATCCACGTTTTATTAAGGCTACTTCTGAAGATGCTTATTACAAATTTTTTGTAATGCAAGATATTAAAATTGATGTTTTGTTTATTGATGGTGATCATTCATATGAAGGAGTAAAATTAGATTTTGATTTATACTCTAAAATATTATCACCAAATGGAATCATAATACTGCATGATACAGATGCTAATTATGAAGCATCATTAATTGTGTCTGAAGACGCAAAAGCCGATTTCCATCGTTTTGATGGTCCATCTCGTTTGGTTGAAGAATTAAAAGAAAGTACTGAATGGAATTTGGTAAACTTATTTAATTTTCATACCTTTAGTGTTAAGCCATCATCAAGTGGTATCACTATAATTAACAAAAAATGATTCGATTAGCAACAGTTGTTGGTTCTAGAACAAACATACTACCGCATTTCTTAAAATACTATTCAAACATAGTAGATGAGATTTATATTGGTGTGTATGAATGGGAAGAAAAAAGTATTATATCTGAAATTAGAGAAATAGTAGCACAATTTCCTAAAGCACGAATTGTATGCCAAGAAACTCATGATAAATACAACTGGAGTGCTGTAACTTTTATGTATAATACGATAAAGTACATGCATCCTAATGATTGGTGGGTTGTTGCTGATGATGATGAATTTCATTTATATTCACAATTTTTAGATACAATTATAGAAGATTGTGAGCATAATGGTTGGGATTTAGTTAGAGGTGGTTTTGTAGATAGAATAGGCCCTGATGGAACTTTCCCTGTTATTACAGATGATAAACCTATTCTTGATCAATTTCCATTATCAGGATTTTTTAGATATCCATTATCCGGTGCTTGTCCTAATAAGGTTTGTATAATGAAAGGCTATATAGAACTAACACCAGGACAACATTACGCTAAAATAGATGGACATACAACTTGGAGATGGCAAGGATGGAATCATCCAATGATTGCACCTACAAACAGATATTATGTTCAAGTTCACCATTTAAAATGGGATTCAACTTGTATAGAACGAATTAAAGATGTAGCAGATACCTCTACACCTTGGTCTTTTTCTAAGGAATACCAATTAATGTATGACGCCTTAAAAGAAAATGATTTTAAAATAGATATAACAAACCCTAACTTTAGATTTGAGGAGGCAGGACCTTGGGGTTATAATCATTATAATTGGAACAAAGTTTGGAACTTAATACAATCAATATAATATGACAGATCAAAAGAAAATAGATGCTGAGTTGTTAGAACAACGCAAAGTTAAAGCATTAGAGCGAATTGCTACTAATCTAGATACTCTAACTATGTGGTTTGAAGACATAGATAAAGCAGAATGGAGTGAAAGAGTTCAATTTTACTTAGCTGAATGGCTTAAAAATTCTCAAAAATAGTGGATAAATTAGGAGTAATTGTACCTTATAGGGCTAGATGGGAACATCTTCAAGCATTTAAAAAGTCTATATCGGACTATTTAACTGCTAAAGGTATCGATTTTGAACTAATTATTATAGAGCAAGATCATGGAAAACTATTTAATAGAGGAATGCTATTAAACATAGGATTTCTTTATGCTCAAAAATTACGTTGTAATTATGTAGTATTCCATGATGCTGATATGCTACCTATAAATGTAGACTATTCATACTCAGCTATTCCCGTTCATTTAGCCTCTCAAAGAGCATCATTTGATGAATACTTTGGAGGTGTAACTATGTTCCCAGTAGAATTATTTAAAAAAATAAATGGTTACTCAAATGAATATTGGGGATGGGGGTTTGAGGATGATGATTTACTTTATAGATGTCAATCACATAATTTATTCTTAGATAAGAAAGAAATAAAAATTCCTGATAGTCATACTGCTGCTTTACGATTTAATGGTATGGATTCTCAAGTAAAAGCAACAAATAAAGTTGGTGTTAAAAACATGACTGTACTTGTATCTTTTGAGGTAAAAGACTTAATTTTAGATTATAAGGCGTATGATGATGAATTTGTTATATTCTCTTTACCAAAGATAAATTTAAAGATATCTTATGATTCATTTCAAAAATATAAAGTAACTGTTACTAATAGTAAAGGAAAAATATTTTATATTAATTCGGAAAGATCACATCCTTACAAAACTAATTTAGTTATAACACTAAATGAAAATGTATTAGAGTTATATCAAGATGGTGAATCAATAGGATTTACGGAATTGAGTGATTTAGATAATAACGATGATAATTGTTTCTATTTAGGAGACAAATATCAAGGACTTATACATTCATTAGCAATGTATAATGAGGTATTACATGAAATGGAAATAAAAGAGATATCACAAAATAAACATTTTGGATTAACTCAAGATTTTGGAAATTATAAAAATTCATATAGTTTAAAAACATATTATGATGCTAAATTTATTAAAAATTATCAATTAATAGATTTAAGTGGTCATGGAAATAAAGGGCATATTTACAACTGTGAACTAGTACCTTATGACTACAAAGAATCAGAAATTGTATTTATTCCAGTTAGAAGAGAATCAGAATTTGATTGTATTTCTCATAGTGAAGGAGGGTATGTAAATGGTAGTTGGAAGGATATAAATACAAGATATAATCAATTACGTTATGCTAATGAGGTAATTAAAGGACATAGAGACGAACAATTAGATGGTTTATCTAATTTAAAATATAAAGAACATTCTCACGTAAGAACAGATAAACAAACCCACGTAATAGTAGGAATATGAAATTAGGAGTATGTGTACCATATAGAAATAGAGAAACTCATTTAAAAGAATTTATTCCTCGTGTAGGTAAATTTTTAGAGGATAGAGGTATAGATTACTGTATGTATTTTGGTCATCAAGTAGATGACAAATTATTTAATAGAGGAGCTATGAAAAATGTAGCTGCTGAACAAGCATTTAAAGATGGTTGTGATTATATAGTTTGGCATGATATTGATATGATACCTGAAGATGATGCTTGTGATTATTCATATCCTGCTGACAATCCAAGACATATTGCTGTTAATATTTCAAAACATAATTACCATTTAAAGTACGAAGATTACTTTGGAGGTGCTGTTTTGTTTACAAAAGAACAAGTAGAACGTACTAACGGATATTCAAATGATTATTGGGATTGGGGAATGGAAGATGATGATTTATTTTGGAGATGTGTATTAGAAGGATATGTTAATACAAGTTATGTTGATTATAATAAAACAAAATCATTTTTAAGATTTAATGGGAATGGTTCATATGTTAAAATTCTTAACAGTCCAACATTAAACGATCTTACTCATAAATCACATACTGTTTCTATGTTAGTAAGAGCATTTCATCAAGAAGATAAAATGCCTATTTACTTAATAGGATCACAAGATAAAAAATACATTGAATACCCAATATTTAGACGACCAGGATATGATTACGGTTTATCTTACAATAACTCCAGAGCATATACAGTAATGCTTTGGGACATGTGGAACCAACCTACATACCAATGGATGAAACGTTATGAAAATCAATGGAGTTGGGTTACATTTACTGTTGATATTGATGCTAAATTAATTCATGTTTATATGAACGGAATTGAATCACAAACATCCTCTGGAACAGGAAGTGATTCACCTGCTAAATACAACGGTGGATTAAGAAAATACGATACTGATTATTATTTAGGAATATCTTATTTTTTAGATGATAAAGATCCTGCTAAATATTTTAAAGGTGACATAGCTAAGTTAATGATATGGAATAGGTGTTTAGGCAATGAAGAAATAATAAATTCATTTAACAATACTCTTTCTGATGGATTAGTATTAGATTATGAAGTTGATCATGATAGGTTATTAAAGGATTCAACGGGCAATAACAATAATGGTTTAGTAATAAACTGTGAACTACTTGAAGAACAAATTAAAGTACCTCATACTATTGTTCCTTATAGAACACCAGGACGAATGGATTGTTTAGAACATCCTGATGAGGGATATAATGAAGGAAAATGGATTAAAGGTGAAACAACTGCTAAAAATGAATATAGGTATATAATGGGTATGCAGCAGGGAAAAATAGATTATAAAAAAGATGGTATGAATACCTTAAAATATAATTTAGTTAGTGTTGAGGAATTAACACCAAAAGCGAAAATGATTAACGTAACGTTATAAATAAAAAATATGTCTGAAGAATTAAGGTTGTGGAGGGATAGTAGATTAAATAAAGTAAGTCCAAGTTTCTGTGCTGCAAAGTGGTTAAATGCTAGTTTGCACTTAGGACATGGTTTTACTAATTCATGCCATTTACCCTTACCTCACCCAATTAATTTAGAGGAAATTAAAAAAAGACCATCAGCGTTACATAATACTTCTCATAAAAAAGAAATGAGAAAAATGATGCTAGATGGTAAACGTCCCGCAGAGTGCTCTTATTGTTGGAAAATTGAAGATATTGGCCGCGACAACGTTACAGATCGTGTTTATAAAAGCATTATATACTCAGACGAAGATATAAGACGTATTTCAAAAACCCCATATCATCAAGATGTTAATTTAAGAACAGTAGAAATTAGTTTTGATAGAACTTGTAATTTTGCTTGCAGCTATTGTAATGCAGGATATAGTTCAACTTGGGGAAAAGATATAAATCAACATGGTCCTTATCAAAAATTTAAATCTGTATCTGCTCAAGCGTATCAAAATAATGGAGATTGGGCTGATAAATTTGGTAAGAATAGTCAATTTAATCCTTACGTAGAAGCATTTTTAGCATGGTGGCCTGAACTATCTAAAGAATTACAAGAAGTAAGAGTTACAGGTGGTGAACCAAGTGCCAGCTTTAATTTTTGGAACTTTATAGAAACACTAAAACAATATCCTGCTAAAAACATGGTATTGGCTGTCAATTCTAATTTAGGAATGAAAGATGAAGTGTTAGATAGAGTAATACAAATGACTAAAGAAATTGATATTAAAGCATTTGATTTATACACTAGTAATGAAGCATATGGAGCTCAAGCTGAATATATTCGTGATGGTTTAAATTATCAAGCATGGAGAGCTAATTTAGTTAAATTCATTAAAAATGCTAATTTTAGATCTATAACAGTAATGATGACTATTAATAGTTTGTGTTTATTTAGCATTGATGAATTTTTAGATGATATGTTAGAATTAAAGGCTAAATATGGAGCTAATAGACCAATGGTAGACTTAAACATACTTAGATGGCCAGGATTTATGTCTCCACTAACATTACCAGATGAAATTAAAAAACCACTTCATACTAAGCTAAAGTTATGGTATGGTAGAAATAAGAAAAATCCTTTATTTAATGCTGGTGAAAAAGCACAAATTGAAAGATTAATTGATTATATTGAAATAGTTAAGAAAGGCCATAATAATACTGAAGATGATAATGATTTATTGATACACGATTTTAAATCTTTTTATACGCAATATGATGTAAGAAGAAATAAAAATTTTCAAGCTACCTTTCCTGAATTAGCAGATTGGTATAATAAAATAGAAGTAGATTTAAATATAGAATATGTACCTATGAGAGAAGGAGCGATAACTCACTTTGAAAGAGGAGAGTATTCGGTTCCTGCTCCTACACAACCAAAAGCAATTAAAAAATTAATTTAATGAAAGTACTAATAACAGGCGTTGCCGGCCTACTAGGCAGTAGATTAGCAGATTGGATAGTAGAAAATAAACCTGAAGTAGAGGTTATTGGTACAGATGATTTATCTGGAGGGTACAGAGAAAATGTCAACCCTAAAGTAGAATTTTGGAAACGCAATTTAGTGGATTCAGAATTAGATCCTATTTTTAAAAGAGATATTGATTATGTATTTCATTTTGCTGCATACGCTGCTGAGGGATTATCTCCATTTATTAGACAATATAATTATGAAAATAATTTAGTAGCAACTACTAGAATTATTAATCAATGTATTAAACATGATGTTAAACGTTTAGTATTTACATCAACGTTAGCTGTTTATGGTCACGGAAGTGGAGGTGTATTTGATGAAATTCAAGTACCTAAACCAATTGATCCATATGGTGTAGCTAAGTATGCTTGTGAAATGGATATTCAAATAGCTAATGAACAACATGGTTTAGATTATTGTATTATTCGTCCTCATAATGTTTATGGTG